ATCCTGGTGTAGATCCTTGAGGCGCACCTTGCCCAGCTTGTCGCCGTAGAGGCAGCGCTCGAACCGGCGCTTGGCGTCATCCGATGCGGTCTTGCGCCCATCCTTCTCCAGGGCGGTCACGTAGTCGCGGCAGGCATCGGCCACGGTGAGTTCGCTCTTGGGCGCCACCACGGCGAGCGGGGCGCCATGCTGGGACGCCTCCGATAGCGCGGCCAGGGCAGCAGCTCGCGCGCCGGCCAGCGTCATCACCGGGTGCTTGCCGAGTGTTCGGCGCTTCCCGCGCCCCCACGTCACGATGTAGGACTTGACGCCCGAGGGCTGCACGCGCAACAGCAGGCCCTTCATGTCGCTGTCGCTGATCTCGTAGGGCTTCTCGCTGGGCTGGGCCAGCTCCACGGCGCGGATCGTCAGCTTGGTTCCCATGTTCCGTAAGTGCGTCGTAAGTGCAAATTGCAGTGTGCGGCCAAATTCAGCGGGACGCAACGACACGGGAAATCAAGGGTCTTTGGACGAAAGCCTTGAGCCACAAGGGTCTATGCCATCCTTCACACGGCAAGGGTCACAGGTTCGATCCCTGTACCGCCCACCATGTTGTAGAACGAAAGAAGCCTCCAGAAATGGGGGCTTTTTTGTTGCCTGACCATCAGCGCGGCTTTCCGGCATCGTTGGCAGCGCGACTCACCGGCTCCCTCAACCGCGCGAGGCGCTCGGGGGACGCACTTCACCGATGCGGGCACAGGATTCCATCCATGCGCTGTTGCGTGGTTCACGGCTAGCGTACTCTCGAGGCAGTGCCGTGCCCCCATTCCCTGGATGCCACCATGCCGCTCGCCCGCATCGATCTTCGCAAAGGTAAATCCGCCGACTACCTGCAACGTGTCGGCGAAGCCATCTACCAGGCCATGCGCGCGGTGGGCGTGCCGGAGAACGACCGCTTCCAGATCTTCCAGCAGCACGACGCCGGCACGCTGATCTACGACCCCGGCTATCTGGGGGTGGACCGCACCGACGATTTCATCTGCATCCAGATCACCTGGAACGAAGGGCGTACGCTGGAGCAGAAGAAGGCGTTGTACGCCGGCATCGCCGATGGACTGCACGCGGCGGTGGGCATCCGCCGCGAGGATGTGTTCATCAATCTTGTTGAAGTAAAAAAGGAGAACTGGTCGTTCGGTAATGGCGTGGCGCAGTACGTGAGTTGATGCGCGGAAAGCACCACGCATGGCGTGAATCTACACCTCGCTGCCGACCTGTTCGCCTTCGCTGGCCGGGGCATTGCTGGCCGCTTTCACTGCGTCGGCGCTGTTGGGTTGTTCGCATTCGATGCGGGTGACATAGCCCTCGCTGCCGATGCTGTGCTCGGCACGCTTGACCAACCACTGGCCATCCACGCCCTCGCGGAACCCCTGCATCACCACGGTGGCTTCGGCCATCAGTGTTTCGCGGCCGGGCAGGGTGTAGCTGAGCGTCCGCGTCTGCCGTGCCTGTTCGCGATGCTTGGCGCGCGCCGCCGCCTCTGCGCTCTCCCGGTCGGCATAGGCCATGCGCAGGCGCATGATCGGTTCACCGCTGCCGACCTTCACTTCCTGGCGCTTGGCACTGCGCACGTCGCGGTAGTACGCAATGGTGGTACCGGCATCTTCGCGTGCGGCAAGGGTTACCCGATAGTCGCTGCCATCGGCCGGGGTGAGGGTGACATCGGGAATGCGCTCGCCGCTGGCGCTGGTGGATTCGCCCCGCTTCACGAACACCAGGCGCCCGGCTCCGGGCTTGGCGATGGCATCGTGCTGTTTGGCCAGGCGCAGCAGAAGGTTCATGTCCGACTCCTGCGACTGCACCGTCAGCGGCAGCACGATGGACGCCAGCGATGCGCTCACCGCTGCGTTCAGCCCATGCTCGCCGGCCATGCGTCGCACCATGTCGCCGATCGTGGTGCCCTTCTTCCAGGTGCGTGTCTTCTGCGTCTGCAGGTCGCTCTTGCCTCCCTTGCTGGTCTCGAACGGTGCCGCCCGGGCGCGCAGCGTCATGCTGCCGGGAAAGCCGGAGATCTCCACCTCGTCGCAGATGTACAGGCCTACGCGCCGCACTTCGCCGTCATAGCCGATGAAGGCCTCCAGTTCCGCGCCAACCGGTGGCAGCTGGATCGGGTCGGACGGATCGTGGTCGGCCAGCTGCAGTTCCAGCGTGTCGGACGTGTTGCCGGTCTCGTCGGTGATGCGCAGCGACTTGAAGCGCGCCATGATCCTGTCGGTGATGTCCTGGCTGTTGGCCACCACGCGGAAGGCCGGTGTGATGTTCAATCCCACAGGGCGACTCCCTTGCGCTCGCTGGCCGGGCGCTGCACCTCCGGCAGGGTGATCGCTACGCCGGCAGGCAGTACCGGGCCGCGTGCGGCCAGGCCCGGGTTGGCATCGAACACCGCGCGCAGGATGGCCGGTGACTGCTCGCCATAATGCGCGTACGCGATACGGTCTACGACGTCGCCGTCGCGGGTGCTATACGTTCGTGCCATTGCTGTGCTTCCGCAGTGAAAGGGTGAATTCCTGTTTCAGGATCGCGCTGTCGGCGGTGAACTCGCTGGCGGTGGCATCGATCTTCTCGATGACCCACAGGCCCAGGTTGCCGCCCTTGCCGGTCAGCAGTCGATGAGGCGTGCCCTGCGCGGCCAGCTTGCGCAGCTGTGAGAGCTCATTGCCGGCGCCGCGGAACTGGTAGTAGATGACGCCCGGCAGGGTCATGCTGGCTGAGCCCGGTCCGGTGTACTGCAGGGCCGCCATCTGGCCGATGCGGTCCTGCGCCTGCCAGCGATACTCGTTGGATTGCTGGATCTCCCGGAAGACCGCGGTATTGAGGCTGAACTTGAAGCCGCCCAGCATCAGCAGGACCGGGGCGTTGCCGGAGTCATTGGCTTTGAACTGCGACAGCAGCTTGTCCACAGTGCCGGTTACGAATTCGCGTTTCATGCTCAGTTCCTGTCTGCCAGGCCACCACGGGCGGCAACCGCGTTGCGACGCTGCAGCTCGTCGGCCGTGCGGCGCGCCACCGCTTCGCTGGATTCGCCTGGCTGCTGGTGGATGGTGATGTGGTTGGTCTGCTGCTGCTGCACGGTGGTGGCGCTGCGCGGGGTGGGCGAAGGCATCTCCGGTGCGGCACGCCCGGCCGGCGTACCAAAGGCATTCGGCATGCGTGGCTGCACGCTGGCGCTGTGCATGCTGGCGGGCGCCAGCATCACCGGAGGCAGCTGTATGCCGCCGTTTGCGCGTATCGCGCCGTAGGCATCAGCCGCGGTGTTCACACCAAGCGCGATCTTGTCCTTGGCGGTGCCCAGCACGCCCCCGACCTTGTCCATGATGGTGCCCACCACCTCCATGAAGGGGGCGATCTTGGCCATCATCGTGTCGATCACGCTGCTGACCTTCGCTGAAACCCAGTCCCAGGCGCTGCCGAAGGTGACGACGATGAATCCAGCCACCGTGCCGATGACCTCACCGATCATCCTGAAGACCTCGGCGACGAAGCCAGCGACCTGGATGACGGCGCGGAAGTTGAACATCAGCGCTTCGCCCACGAGCTTGCCGATCTCGCCCACGCGGGAGAGTTCGTTTCCGGTGTACTGCGCCGGGGCCAGCATCCGCGACAGCCAGTCCCAGGCCTGTCCCAGCAGGGCACTCACGGCCTCCCAGGCCGGACGCAGCGGCGCAACGGCATTCATCAGCTCTCCCATCGCGGAGGTGCCCGCGCTGCTGAGACCTTCCCATACACCGCCCAGGAAGGCCTTGATCGGCTCCCAGTACTTGCGGACAAGCAGGGCACCGGCAGTGAGCGCGGCCACAGCTACCGCGATAGGGCCGCCACCAATGGCGCCCACTGCGGTGGCGACGACGCGGAACACCGAGGCGATACGCATGGCCATCGGCCCGAAGCGCCCCAGCTGTGCCAGCAGGCTGCCGCCACGGAACAGCTGGAAGGCCTTCTGCACGCCCAGGATCGGGCCCTGCAGGAAAGTCCAGGCGTAGCGAGCGCCGAGCACCGCCGTGCGCATGCCCAGCATGCCGACCACGATCTGCGTGGTGTTGGCGATCAGCTTCGGGTTTTCATGCACGAACGAGGTAACCCCGTTCAACAGCTCGGTCAGCTTGACCGCGGCCTCGCCCACCGCGGGCAGCAGTGCCGCACCGAAGGCCTTGGACAGGTTATCCACGGCGATCTTGGCACCTTCGATCTTCTGCGGATCGGTCTGCATCGCATCGGCATAGGCCGCACCGGTGGTACCCGCCGATCCATTCAAGGCCTTGTCGCGGACACGGATGTAGGTATCCCAGTTCTCGATCATCGGCTGGACGAAGTTCTTCGCCTGTGCATCGCTGAACAGGGTGCCGATCTTCTTCTGGTCGCCCGCGGTCGCCTGGATGATTCCCTGCATCGCAGCGTCGAAGGGATTGCCGCCGCTGGTCTGTGCATCGCCGATGATCTTGTGCAGATCCAGGTTCAGGCTCTTCTTGGCCTTCTCCTGAATGTCCGGCGAGAGCACCTCGGACATGAAGCTCTTCATGTTGCTGGCGGCCTTGTCGGCGCCACCTGCCGAGTCCAGCGTGGCTTCCAGTGCCGCACCCAGCGTAGCCGCCGCCGATGTGCCCTGCAGCTTCATCGCCTCGAACGAGGAACCCAGCACCGGCAGCACCTGGGCCATGTCCTTCAGGCCCAGGCTGCCCTGCTGGCTGTTCACCACCAGCACGTCCAGCGCGTTCTGCATGCGCGAGGGATCGATATCGAACGACTGCTGCAGGGCGGCCGCAGCTTGGGCCACATCATCGATGCTGGCACCGGTGACGGTGGTGGTCCGTCCAACGGCGCCGAGGCTGGCCTGCGCGGACTGTGCGTCCATGCCGGCCGCTACCATCAGCTTGATCGACCGCTGCAGATCGTCGGCGCCCTGGTTGGTTGCACGCGATTGCTGCAGGATCGCTTGGCCTAGCGCACTCACCTGCGCGCGGCTGAGGTTGGCTGCCACGCCGATCTGCTGGTTCTGGCGGGCGAAGCCGGAGGCGTTCTCGACCGGCTTGGCCAGTGCGGTGACGGCGGTGCCGAGTGTGCCGCGCGCTGCCTTGAACGAGGCGCCGAGTTTCTCGCGCTTCTCCAGGTTGGCGGTGCGCTTGGCTTCGACACGCTCCAGCGCTTCCTGAGAGGCGCGCAGCGCATCGGCCTGCGCACGCATGCGGGTGTATGCGGTGCCCGACTTCTTCATCGCGGCGAGCTTGAGCTCCAGCTTGCCGGCTTCATCGCCGAGGCGCTTCACGCCATCATTGGCGAAGGACAATGCGTCCTTCAGCGACTTGGACACCTCACCGCCGATCGTGATCGTTGTCGTTTGAACGTTACTGGCCATGTACCGGCAATCCCTGAATCCACCAGATGAACTTCGACACCCGCAGTGTCATGATTTCGCGCAGGCCCCAGCCGGTATGACCGGCCAGAGCAAGCACTCCCTGCCTGATCTGTGGCAGGGTCAGGTGGTAAAAAGCGCGACGCCTGCCTGCAGCCGGGCGTAGTCGCGCAACGGCATCTTGCGCACGTCGTCCGGCGAGATCTCGCACAGGTTGGCGATCATCCGCACCTCACGCTGGGCGTCGCTGCCCTTGTCGTCCTGGTAGCGCTCCATGTCTTCCACGGTCGGCTCGCGCATGCGCAGCACGGCGGTTTCCATGCCATTGACCTGGCGCGGACGGGTGAGGGTGATCTCGGCAAAGCCATCGCGCTCGATGACGGTGTCGGTGGGGGTCTTGGTCTTGCTGGACATGGATGCGTTCCTGGAATGCGATGCGGTGCGATGGATGCGGGGGCGCGAGGCGCCCCCGGGTTCTTCGGTGCGGCGTGGGCTCAGATGCCCAGCGCGCCGCGGATGCCGGCCAGGACGTCGACGCCACCCTGGCGGGCGATCATGTTGACCACGTCGATCTCCTGCACGACCTGGGCACCATGGGTCAGCTTGTAGTAGCTCAGCGCCAGGCTGACCTTGATCGTGCCCTTCTCGCCGACCTTGGTTTCGCCACGGTCCAGCAGCTTCACCTTGCCGCGCATGTTGTGCACGACCTGAGTCACTTCGCCGTCGTCGCCTTCCAGCGCCTCGCGGGCGGTGAAGCCGTATTCCTTGCTTTCGATGACGTGGAACTTGCTCATGATCTCCGCGTCGTCGGAGGCGAACTCCACATCGGCGGTCAGCTTTTCATGGCCGAGCACGATCTCGGTCGGGGCCAGCATGCCGCCGGCCTGGAAGTCCTCGGTCTTCAGCGACAGCTTGGGGGCGGTGAAGGACATCACGCTGCCGGCATAACCCTTGCCGTCGACGTAGAAGTTGAAGTTTTTACGGATCTTGCGCGCCATTCTTAGAAGATCTCCGAGACGTAGTTGTTGTTCATGTGCATGCGGAAGGTCAGCTGCTCACCCGGGTAGGTCGGAGTGAAGTCGAAGTCCCAGTAGAAGCGGCCCTGGGCCACGCTGTCCGTTGCGTTCAGTTCCGGGTCGATCCAGCAGTTGCCGCCGAGGATCGCGCCCTGGGTCTTCAGGCCGCGCAGGAAGGCATTGACGCCCTCGCGCACGTCATCGACGTAGGTCTTGCTGATGCCGCGGTCGACGGCCCACAGGTGGGCGGCCTCCAGACTGTCGGCGATGATGTCGGCGGTGCGTACCACGCACAGGAACTGCCACTTCGGATCGATGCTGGTGGTGCGGTTGCCCCACAGGCGGAAGCCCCCTTCGCGGATGACCGTGGCCACGTTGGCCTGGTTCAGCAGGTTGGCGCGGCTGGTGGCATCGGACAGGCCGAAGTCGATCGCACGCGCGGTACCGACCACGCCGTTGAGTTCCAGGTTCGACGGCGACGCCCACCAGCCGCGCTCGTTGTCGCTGCGGGCGATGGCACCGGCCACGGCACCGGAGGCATGGCGGGTGACGATGGCATCACCGGACTGCACCAGCAGCGCGGGGTCGACCACGTAGACGCGCTTGGAGCCGGTCAGGGCGGCGGTGGACTTGGCAGCGTCGTCGTTGCTGTTCGGGCCATCCTTGATGATCACCGCGCGCAGCTTCTCGGCGATGCCGAGCAGCTCGGCCACGACCGGGTTGGCCAGCACGGCCTCCGGCTTGGCCGGATCGGCCGGGTGCACATGGGTGAAGCCGGGTGCGACCAGGATGCGCGGCTTGACGCCGACGATGGACTTGGCGGCCAGCAGCGCATGCACGCCTTCGTAGGCGCCGGTCTGGGCGTTCACGCCGCCCAGCACGTTGGCCAGGGTGGCGCTTTCATTGGCGCCGTTCTCGACGCGGACGACGACGACGACGGCACTGGACTGGTCGAAGATCGTGTCGAGCGCACCGGGCAGGGTGCCGGCATCGGTGCCGGTGGTCGCCGACAGCTTGGCGGCCTGCGACGGCGAGGTCACCAGCACGGGCGTGTTGACGGGGAACGCTTCGGTGTCGGCCAGCGGTGCGGTGCCGACGATGCCGATCACGCTGCTGGAGGCGATGGCAATCGATCGGGCACCGGTATCGATGTTGACGACCTGTACGCCATGGAGAAATTCGGTCATTCGGGGTTCTTCCTCGGTGTGGGTATGTGCCGGCTTGTGCAGGCGACGGGGTAATGTTCGGAGAATGTGGCGGTCGCGATAATTGCAGCGGTGGCCCGATGTGCAATCAGTACCAGCCCGAGACGGCGACGTTGGCGTATACGGTTGAAACCTGAGCGGGGCTGCCGGAACGACGGAGATGAACGGCTATCTCAACCGTGATGCTCTCGTACATGGAAGATGCCGCAGGAATGCTGATGGATACGGTTGCCGAGCGCGATGTCGCAAGTGAGGAGAATGACGGTGCGCTTGTGCTGAACGAAGCAGCCCCTGTGTTGCTGGCCGTGAACTGCACTTCGTACTGGCCGGGATTTGCACCCGCCGGTGCCCAGCGACCGGAATCCACCTGGGCGGTGGCATCGTTACCACCGCCGTAACTGTTGCTGTGGACGGTGAAGTTGCCGTCGGACAGCAGGCTGATCTGCACCGACGCCGTGACATCGCCGAATGAGTTTGTTTTGGCGCCATTGCCGGCTGAGTAGTCCTTGCCGTGGAAGGGCAGCCGGTAGCTTGCGGTGCCCCGGGCCGCCCACAGGTTGGATACGTCCATTCCATTGATGCGATGGCCTACGTCGGCACGCTTGCTGCCGTACTGGATGTGGGCGTATCGGCGGCTCAGGTCGGTGCCGCCGATACGGCGGCCCGAATCCTGCGCCAGTGGACCTTCAACGTACGGATCGAACAGGTCGTCAAAGTCGACACCGGAAGAGCGATATCCGCTGGGCATGTCAGCGCTCCGCTTTCAGTGCGCGCACTTCGGCGGCCAGTTCCTGGATGGCCTTGGCCATCACCGGCAGCAGCTGGTCGAGCTTGACCGATGCCACGCGCTCACCCTGGAACTCGACGCCTTCCAGGTCGACCGCTTCCGGCACCAGTTCGGCAAGCTGCTCGGCGACGAAGAACAGGCGACGGCGACCGTCGTCGTTGTACTCGGGTTTGTAGTGGCCGGCTGCAAGTTCCATCTTCTCTACAACAGCCAGACCGTAAGAGAGTTCGCCATCGATGTTCTTCAGCTTGCGCGAAGATCCGAAGTCGTAACCACCCGTCGTAGTGAGCGCGCCGTTACCACCAAGGATCATTGCTGCACCCATGCTGTTCGGATAGGTGCTGATGCCCCACTGCATGGTGCCGGCGGCCATCCACCATCCACCTTGGATGGAGTTGTCCAGCATGCCGAATCCGCCGCCGAATGAACCCTCCGAAGTGAAGCCAAAGCCTGTGATGCCGGTGGCGGGGTTAGTGAACTCCGGCGTAGTAGTCACTTGTCCCGAGTTGGACATGCGGATACCACGTCGCAACGAGGGGTTGTAGAAGTGGAAGCCGTTGCTAATCGCATGCATTTCCGCGAAGCTGCTGCTGTCACCGGTGACGGCTTCAATCGTTGTACGTGGATAGCCGTTGAGAGTCTGCGAGTGGAATCGGATGCCTGGCTGGGAATCGCCCGCAGCACGGAACAATGACGGCCCGCTCGCGAAAATTCCGGAGTTGAAGTTGTGCCGCGTGCCGTAGTAGTTCATCGGCACATATGCATCGACAGCTGGGTTGGTACCCATGATGCACGGGAATCCGTCCCCGGAAACAGTGATGCGAACTTTATTGCTGGCTGCCGGGCCAGCGGTGATGTGCGAGAGATTCTTCAACTCGCCGGTCATCGTGTCGCCGGCTTTGCTTACCTTGCTTGCTGGATCGAAGTTTCCACTGGTCCAGACAGTGCCGCCCGCATTGAGCATGGCGGTGTATCCGCCTGCCGCGTTGGCGAAAGTGAAGTTTGACCCGTTCTTGAAAATGTAGGAGTTGGTATCGCCGAGCACGAGTACGCCGTCGTTGGCCACACCATTCCATCCATAGGAACGAAGCGAGTTTCCATTCACGCCGACGTGCCCGGTGAACGTCCCGCCACTCTTGTCCATCTTCGCTTCAGGCGCGAAGTTCCCGGCATGCCACATCGGCGAGCCGTTCCAGCGCGGCGTGTCGCCATGCTTGATGGTGATTTCGCTGCTGGCACTGCGGTCCGCGCTCCATACGCGCCACAGGCTGGAATTTCCCCAGCCGCCAATGAAGGACTGCTCGGCACCGGCGGCACCGAAGCCCAGCAACGGATACGTGCCGCTGATGAACTGCTGGTCGGTGAACGTGTTGCCGCCCCTGGACGCCTTGCCATCCAGTGCCGACTGCAGCCCGGTCACATCGGCAATCACATGCTTGTGGCCCACGGTGGCGAAGTCACCGGCCAAGGCGAACTCGGAGGCGTGCCTGCCGTCCAAGGTGTCGGCGTCCAGGCCGTTGCCATGCCCGGCGTCCTTCAGCGCGGCGCTCTTCAGTTCCAGCGCAGTGCGCGCCGCCGCGGTGTTCGCCGCAGACAGCAGTGTCTTCGCCAGCGCGGTCGGGGCGCTGGCGCCGAAGCGCTTGTCGGTGTAAGCACGCATGCCACGCGGAGTCACCACGCGCTGTGTGTCGGTCGCATCTTCGGCTTCGGTGCTGGTGGCCAGCTCGACCACGCCGACGACCTCGGTGGTGGCCGGTGGATAGAGGAAGCCGGCATCACCGAACTGGATCTGCGTCGTGTCGATCCCGCTGAAGCGTGTGTCGGTGGCCAGCAGCAGCATCGATGCGGCCGACTTCTCCATGATCGGATCGGCTTGGCCGTAGCTGGCGAACAGCGTACCGTCAGCCAGGTACAGGCCGAAGCCGCGCAGCGTGTAGGAGGTGGCGCTGTCATCGCGGATGGTGACGTGCACGGTGTCATCGCCCACGGCCTGGCCGCCGAAGGTGGCGACGCGCTTGATCTCGCCAGGCAGTGCAGTGAGCCCCGCCGACGGCACGAAGGCAGTCGAGGTCAGGCCGATCTGGGTGATCAGGACGGCGTTGGTGCCGGTGTTCGGCGGATTGACCAGCTTGGCGAAGCCGGCATCGGTGATTTTCAGGCGCATGCGGGGGTTACTCTCCGATCAGTTGAAGGCGGCGGAAGGCCGTGGCGTGGGCGGCTGCAAGTGCGCCGACGGCGGCGTCGGCCTGCATGCCCTGGGTAAAGGTGAAGTGCGAGCGCACCGGCTTGGTCCGGGTGATTTCGCCGATGACGTCCTCGACGAACATCGCCGTGGCGGACTGGCCATCCTGGTTGGCGATGGTCATCACCGCTTCGAAGGTGTGCGGCGCGCCCCTGGGCTGCAGCTGCCACCACTCGCGGATCAGCACCGAGCCACCGAAGGCGGCCACCACGTCGCGCACGCTGCCGGCGGTGCCCTTGCGACGCTGGATGGCGATGGCCGTACGCACCCGGGCGCGCTTCACGG